AATATTACGCACATAACCATTCTGGACTGTGTGCCAATTACCAACGTTATCATCTAAAAATTTTCTGTGTTCTATTTCCATAAGTTCCACATTAGTTTTGAAAGTAAAGGTGCTAACACTCCTGGTATAAATACAAACGCTATTATGTTGGTACATATTGCAGGTAGTAAATATAAAACTAAACCTGTCCAAGCTGCTAAACAACTCGTGCAACTAAATGGCTTGAAATCTAATTTCAATTTTCTATGAAATTGGTGTATCTCTACAAAAAATATTGCAAAGCATATTGCCGCTATTATTATCATTTTCGTAATTGTTTTTTAAGTTCTTGTTTAGTTAATTTTAGTTCCCTATGGATTGACATATAAGGTATGCCTGTTACCCTGCTTAATTCTTTAGCGTTGCAGTTGTGCTTGATAGCATACACTCGTAATAGTTCTGCTTTGTACCAGTGCATCTTAGATAACTCGTCTTCTACTTTGTTAAGTAAATCTTCGTCCCTATCGTGTACTATTAATTCAACCTCTAAAGGTTTTCGGTATGTCCTATAAAATTGGCTTGTATTACTTTGCATCATATTAATCATAGTCCTAACTAAGTAAAACTTTAATACGTTACGGGTGCGCATATCAATTAATCGTTCCTCGTCCATTTCGCATAGCACTTTAAATAGTTCGCTTCTTAAATCTTCTCTTAAATCTTCAGGCTGCATTTTGTCTATTGCTTCCTTTAGTTCTCGGCTTTCCCAAAGTTCTAATATGATGCTATTCTTGTTCATAGTCCTTTAAGATTAGTTTGCCGTTGTCTTCGGTTGCTATGTAACAAAAACAATTTGCCGTCTTTGCTAAGTTTAAGAATGCTATTTGATAGCTGCTTAACTTATCGCCTATTGCTTTTGTTTCGCAGTAAACCGCTACTCCGCTTTGCGTGTGAAAGCCTACAACATCTGGAACTCCTTTAAGTCCTATGAAAGTTCGACCTCTAACCGCTAAATTATTGTTGCGCCAAACAAAAGAACCGTTTTTGTTTAAGGTCTTGATTGCTTCTTTGGTTAATTCGTTTGCCGTCATAATACAAAACTATATTAAATATTTGGATATAAAGAAATACTTTTAAAAACTCTATAAGCTACTTCGGGTACTATTGCGTTTCCGTATCCGTGTAATTGCTTTGTAACCAATTTAGTGGGTATCCCATTATCCAAGCATATAATTGGGGGTTCACTAATCCACTTACCCCCCCTACTAATCTGTATAGTTGTTCCGTAAGGCTTCCAGGTGAACGGTGATGTCTTTTCGTGTAAAAAGGAAAAGAAAGTTTGGGACGATTGCAATCTGATGCTACTGGAGTAAGCAACCAAATACAACCTTGCACGGTGATGGGGCGCACCGACGTCTGACGCTCTACAAACTCTCCATTCTGCATTATACCCCATTGCGGATAATTCGGTAAGTATTCTACTAAAGTCTTGTCCTCTGTTAGTTTTAAGAATATTTGCCACGTTCTCGGCAATAATAAACCTTGGTTTGATTTCTGTAATTGCTCTGCACATTTCATAAAAGAGCCCTGTTTTAGTACCTTGCAGCCCTTGTTGACCTTTACCATCTTGTTTTGCAATACTTGCGTCTTGGCAAGGGAATCCACCTGTAAGGACATCAATTTTTCCTCTGTGAACAGTAAAGTCTGTTTTGGTAATATCTCCATAAGAAATTGTATTAGGAAAGTTAAATTTTAAATGTTTTATTTTTTCTATATCAAACTCGCAATAAAATACGTTTTCCCAACCGCACCATTCAGCAGCTAAATCAAAGCCACCTATTCCGCTAAATAAACTTCCGTGTGTCATTTGAATGAAGTTTTATTATTAGCAATTTGCAAATCAAAAAATAAAGCTACTGCAACTGCCCTTGCTTGGTTTTTTAACCAACTTTCAGTCCATTCGTCTCGGTACTGCTTTGCACTTATTATGTCCATTTTATTAGCTTTGTAAGTAATAATCTCCATAAGTTTCTTTTTAGCAAGTGCGCCATCTTCTTTTGTCCACTTCTTAATGCCCGTGCTATTAAGCTTTGTAAATACACTTAATGGGTTAAACAACCTGTCGAAAGTTCTATTTTCCAGAACCTTATATTCTTGATAAGAGTAATCAATTATCTCTAAATCGGTTAAGTGTGGGATTGCTTCTACTCGTTCTTGTGGCATCATTTTTCTTACTTCGTTTGCTTTTTTCTTGTACCTATCCATAACTTGACTAAAGTATGCAGGACTGAAGTTCTGGTAATGATCTATAAAGTCATTAGCTACCATTTGCTTAAACGCTACTTTAATCTCGTTTATTGTAAAATTACCATACTCGGTTCTTATCCAATCTTCTAAAATTGCTAACTTAACATCTCCAGGATTGTTAATACCTACAAGCTGCATCAAGTAAATAAGGTTCTGCTTAAATATGGTAGAGTTTATGTTCCTCATTCGTTCCCCCGAAAAGGCGGTCATAATCTCCTGCTCCATAGGAAGTAGAGTGGATATAGTTGTAGTTTTTAAGGTTCTCGAGTTCGTTTTTATCAAGCTTTCGTTGATTGTTTGTAGTTCTTTTTGCATATTGTTTTGTGTTAGTTATCCAATTATTTGCTGCTGCTCCCCAACTTTTCATTGGGTTTTTACCTACTTTCCACCCATTGCTTTCGTAGTAATTTACAAATTTTTCTGCTTCAATCTTTGCTATTTCTTTACCTATCCGTAAAGACATATACTCGTAAGCTTGTTCAAAACTACATTTACTTTTATTAATATTTATATCTTTATTTATATCTTCATTTTCATTTTCCATATGGGAGTCCATATGAGGTTGCATATGCGTTTCATATGGTACTTCATATGATGGTTTGTCTTTAGGTTTCATATTGTTTCGCCTTGACTCAGTAAAGGTTTTACGCTTATCCTTTTCAACATCAAGCCTGACATTGTACCATAAACCTTCTTGATCTTGTATAAACTTGCATTTCACTTGCTCCCACAAGTGTCCTATCGTATGTTGTATCATATGAGTATTCATATGACCACGATTGAATTGAAGCATAAGCAAATCCATATATGCTCCTTTTTCTTCAAATGTCATTCCCATTGTGCCACTAACATAGTCGCCGGGATAAAATAAAAACGCTGGGTCTTTTGCCATAAAAAAAATAAACCCCGATAGGTACGAACTATCAGGGTTATTATTATTTAACCACTAAACACATTATCGGTTCGTACTTCGTTAATGTGTTTTTATATATCTGCAAATATAAACTAATTTTCGGTAATTTCAATCTTTTGGCAAATTCTTTTTAATTTGTCCTTAAACCAATCTTCCGTGTCAATTAGGTTATTTGCTTGTTTGATATTGTGAATTGCGGTGGTATGGTCTTTAGTGCCGGTGTATGCGCTTATCTCTTTTAGGTTCAATTTAGTGTACCTTCTGAGTAAGTAAGCAGCAGCCTTGCGACCAAAGGTAGTTCTTAATGATCTATCCCTTCTTGATATATCGCATTCAAATACCTCTTCAACTAATTTAACGATGCTTCTCGCACCTATATCCGCACCTAAAGGCTCGTTGTCTTCTAAGCCTAACAACCCTAACTGCGACATCATTTCGTGCAATTTAACGTGGGTATTACGTTGAGCATAGTATAACTCCTTTAGTTGTCTTATTGAAACATCTCTATTTTTAGTTAGCATAATTAAAACGGCAATCCTTCCGTGTCTTCTTTAGGTTTGAAATCATTAATGTAAATTTTAAAGTCTGGTTGTTTGTCCTCTGTCTTATAGGCGTTAACCCACATTGAGTAACGTACATCATTAATTGTAAAATTAATTACCTCTCCTTTAGCAGTTGTCTTTTTCCAAGCACCTGCACTCCATTTTTTTTGTTCCATTTTTTACTTTTTTATTAGTGAATATTTACTTACAAATTTAGGTTGTTTCTTATTACCTACGTTAATTAAATCGGACTGTATCTTATATCCTTTGCGTTTTAATTCAAAGATAACTGCCGATAATCTCAGGCTATTAAATTTCGTTAGAGCCTGGATTGGTGTCAATGTTTTGCCCGAAAGCAAGTGGTTCAAGATTTGTTGTTTCTGTGTCATTGTTATTGATTGGTGTTAAAAATACTGGTTTGTCTAAAAGGTTTTGATATTTTTCTATAAATAATAATAGGTCTGCATAAGCATCTTCGTTATACCAAGCGTAATGGTAAACTTCTGCAAGTAGCATCTGCCTTTCAAATGGTATCAATTCTCTCATTAGCTTTTGTTTTGGTTATAGGTTTCGTTGTAATATTGTTCTGCGTATTCGTAACGCTTTCCACCAATTAAAGAGTAGTTTTCATCTCCATCAATTCTTGCTTCTATTATCTGCTCTTTCTCTTTTTCAAGCATTTTATATGCCTTCAATACAACTTGGTTAGCAGAAATCATTTTCCCTTCATATTGATTAGTCCATTCAATTAATTCTTGCATTGCGGTTTTCATTAGCTTTCGTTTTGGTTAAAGGTTTGATTGTAGTAATCTGCTGCCTGTCTTGCTTGTTGATTGCTATCTGAATATATATAATCATAGGCATCTGACCACCCTTCTAAATGTGCATCTATTATCTGCTCTTTTTCTTTTTCTAAATATTTTTTAGCTATTCCAATAGCATACTCAAATGCTGCTACCATATCTAAATTACCTTCCTTAGATACTTTATACGAGTAGCTTCGCATTTCTTCTATTAATTGCTCTACTGCGGTTATCATTAGCTTTTCTTTATTGTTTCTTTAATCTTGTTAAATTCGTCTAAGGTCTTGATGGCATTGATTTTCTCAATAGCTTTATACTTCTGCTCCTGAGTAAACTTTGTTTTATCAAGTGCTTCAATTAAAAACGCCTTTTGACCTTCGCTTACTTCATCTTTATGCTCATTGGTAGCATCTGCATCTTTAGTATCATCTATTGCAAACAATCCATTAAGTGCGTACTTCCTGGCATAGCTACTTGCTGCTCCGGTAATCTGCGAAGCGTCCATACCCTTTTTGTTTTCCTCTTCACGAGCAAGACCCGTGCAAGTAATGTTATCTTCTCCGTTACTTAAACAAGCGGTAGCCTTTACATAAACTCTACCGCCTACTTCTATTACCTCATCGCTTAACATTAAAGCGTAGCCGTACTTATGGCAGATAGGTTTTGCAGCTTCTATAATATCTTCGGCACTTCGGTACTTGTATTTAGCAAAAGCATTGAATTGATTTTTAGGTGCTTTTAATTCCTGTTGAATTTTAATTAGGCTCATTGGTTTCTTGTTTTGGTTCTTCAATAATATAGTGTTCTAATACTTCAACAATAGGCTCTTTTCTTTTTTTCATACCTATAAAAAACTCATAGGCTTGTGAGTAATCCATTGATAAACTATTGGTTTCAAATTCTCCGTCTACACTTGTATAGTAATAGACGTTGCCTCTTAGGTCAGTTTCTTTAATAAATTCAATCTTCATAATGTTCGGTTTTTAAAAGTTCAAGTTCTGCATTGTTTTCTACCCAACGAGTAAACGTGTAATCATCGTCTTCGTAATCGTAGTTTTTAGGCAATAGGGCAGGGTCGTAAGGGTTTGATGTACTCCTGCTCCCGTCAATTAAGATGTTCCCGTATCGCTGATATTGGAACATTTGGTAGGTGGTTAAGTGTGTCATATTGTGTTTTGTTTACACAAATATACAACAATACACAATACAAAGTGCAAAACTATTAAAATATTTTAAAATTATTTTTGCAACAATGTTGCATTCAATTTGACTTATATAGGATAAAAGCATATCAAATTGTGCAATTTATGACATATTATGTACGCAGAAACGTACAAAGTGAGGGTATATATTAAAAAAATATGATATATAGTAAAGCTATGACTTGCCAAAGTCGGTAGTAAAATGCAGCCAAAAGTAGTAGTATTACTACCTTTTATAGTAACTTTTGAAAATAAAGTTTATCGTAACCCCCGTAAGAATATTCGGGTAAGTAAAGCCTAAAGCCACAATCTATAAGGTTATTAGCACTTGGGAAGTTGTCAATTGTTGTATATGTAATAGCTATATGGCAAAAGGTAGAAGCAGCTTTAAGCCTTGTTTTAATCATTCGTCTTTGTATGCCTTGCCCTCTATATGATTTTTTAACCCACGCACGATTAAATATGCAAATGCCTTTAGAGTAAATAGAACCGCAGTAAGCCACTATCTCGCCTTGGTCAAGCATAACCCACCATTCCCGATTGAACTGGAACTCATCGGCGCAACCCTTAAAGTTTGGGTTCGTATAATCTAACTGCTTTAGTTCTTCGTAAATTTCTCTATCTAAGATATTCCCGAAGCTGTAAATCTTCTTTAGGCGCATTGTGTATTTGTTCAAGTTTAGTAAGATAAAGTATCGCATCTTGCAGCTCTTCTTTTAAATGCGTTATCCATTGACCTGTACTTAAATCACTTCTGTCCATTGTAGTTCCGTACTTAGATTTTCCTACAAGTTCACGCCTACGCATATCTTCTATAACTGCTGCTAATATTTTACTATCCATTATTTGTCTGTTTTAGAATGTATCTTAAAACAAGTCTTGCACTTGTATAATATCTTCTTAACTCCTGTTGCGGTTGTGCGCCTCATTTGTATTGTAATCTCATCGCTGCCACATTCAGGGCAAGAGCCTCTATCCTGTCCAAAGATAACCCCGTAATGCGTTTTAGGCTCTATGTGGTTTTTAAGTGCGTTAAATACTTGCTCTAATAAAATCACATCTTTCTGGCAGTACTTAATCATTTTAGCCATTGCTACTTTGTCCTTATGCAGAACGATGTCTTTCCATAAACTATATTCTGTTTTGATTTTAGTGCCAATGCCTAAATAGTCAGCTATGTAATTAAGCTTGTTGCTATTAAATCTAAACTTTTGTCGTGCTACCTTTAGCGTGTCAATAGTAACATAAGAAGGGAACATTTCAATCTTATGAAATAAGCACCTGGTTCTTATCCACGCAAGGTCGAACTTATCTCCGTTGTGTCCTACTAACTCCGATGCAGAGTTTGCTACCTCAATAAAACTTTGTAGCATTCTTTTGTCGTTCTGTTTGCTATCCCATTGTAAAAAGTAAACTTCTTTTTCGTCTTCCCACTTGTAACAAATACAAATTATAGCTCGTTCTTGTATAATGCTATCGGGTGTTATGTTTAGCTTATATCCGGCACTCCAGAAAAAGCCAACATTGGGCGAGGTTTCGATGTCAAAGAATAGTCGTTTGCGTTTTGATTTTAGCATTATTTATTTTTTGCTGAATTTATCTATTGTAGTGTAACCCATTGCAAAAAGCGTAAGATACAATACTGCATCTACCAACTTATCGCTTGGGTTAATTTTTAAGATTATATTTAAGAACAAAGAAATAAAAAGACAAATGCTGCCAAGCATAGCAACCACTCTTTTGTGGCTAATACTGTTGCTTTCGTCTGATAATAAATTAACTAATATAGTTCTAAAGTTGCTCATACAGTTTAGCCTCAGCCTCTCTCCGTCTCACTAATCCTTTAAGCACTACGTTGTTTGCTCTTGTCCACTTCATAAATTCAGCCTTAATAGAAGGGTCTTTAGGGTTTGCATTTACTTTTCTAAGCAAAGTGCTATTCTTTAAGTTCCCTACTCCTGCATTGTAACCAAACGAAACAATCGCAGAAAAATTGTTATCGCTCAATAAACTTTTTATTAAAGGTTTTATTTGATTGATAAAATCTTCGAGTATATAATCAAACAATTCGTCTGCCCTTTCCTGTGTAATAACATCGCCTTGCTTGACCTTCGTGCCATCTTCGTACCTCGTGTTACCCCAACCGATACTCCAATGCCCTGCGCTGCATTGGTATGCCTTTAACTTGCAGCCTTCAAACTGCTTTATTAAATCTCTACCTGCTTTGTTTACTTCCATAATCTATTCCAATAAGCTAAAATTAACACAATCGCTATTATTAGACCGATTAGAGCCTTCCAAAAGTTATTGGCAGTACTTACCTTATTTTTATCTACAATCGAAATTTGAGTACTTTCTGTGCGATTAAAGGCTATCGTGTCTTTTTTAACTAAGCTATTGTCGGTCTCCTTCTCTTTTGTCTGGTACACCCACTTAGTTACGATTTTGGGAACTACTATAATGCTATCCTTTGTTACACGGATTGTGTCATAGATCGTAACCTCTTTAGTAAATATCTGCTCCTTCTCTATAATCTTAGTTACGCTATCATAAAAAGTCAAACGCACGGAGTCAATCTTAGTTGTCCCCGTGCTATCATATCTTTTTTCAAACTTCTTAACCGAAGCGCAAGATGTAAGTAGTAAAGCTAAAAGTATTATTCTCATTTAAGTTTCTTAGTCATTTTCCAATAGTAACGGATAGCCATACCACCAGAAACAATAGCCACCAAACTCGCCAACAATGTGAATAGTGGTTGAATATTTGTAATGCTAATAGTAGCACTTACTAAAGAAACGATTGTTGATTGGTCTGCTTGGTGGTTATTTGCCATTTATAGTTCTTCTTCTTCTTGTTTGTTAAATTCTACGCCAGTTACCCAATCTTTTAAGAAGGTAAAGTCCTCAAGGTTTGCCGGGTTCACTACGTTAATTATTTGAAAATCAAATTCTTTATCATTTAAAGCCTCAATGTCTTTAGTAAGTTTCTTGATGCCTTCCTTTGAGAATTTGTAATTTCCTTTTTCGTCTAATAGTAAGCAGTCCTTATCGTCGGTTTGTGCTGCATCTAAACGCAAGGTTTCTACTTCAGCTTGATAATCTTCGTGATGCTTCTTAACTCGTTCATATATTTTAACAAGTTTTTTTTGCGTCTTTGTTTCAGAATTACCGATAACCGAATTAAGGTTTGCTACTAATTGTAATAGGTCTTTGTTTTTCATACGTTGTTTTTTATTTGTAAAGATATAGTAAATTAATTATTCCAAGGTAGTGGCTTATTAATTATTGGGGGGTTCTTAAGGTTCTCGATTTGAGTATCTAAGTTTAACTCCATAGCATCTACATCGTTTCCTGCTACTAACCACTCGCATACTTGGTCGAAGGTTAAATCGTCATAAGCAGTAAAGTCCGTGTCCGAAGGTGTAGCACACGCCATTGCTCCGTATACCTCAGCATTGTAAGTTTTATCTCCGTCTACTTGTTCTGCTTGGTAACGCCAATGCACTACCTTAACTACATCGGTTAAACCATCTTCGCTCGGTGCGGTGTCCATTTGCGATACTACCCATTTAAAAGTTGTCATATTATTTTATTTTATCGTTTAATTCTTGAATTGCTTTAATTAACATAGGTACAAATACTGAATACTTAACTTGTTTCATTCCTGTTTTACCATCAACTTCAACCATAGAAGGAAATATAGTTTCAAGCTCCTGCGCTATTACACCTATTTGCTTTTTGTCATCTCCTATCAAGTTATAGTTTCTAACCTTAACTTTTAATAAGTCAGCAAGTTTAGAAGTAGTATCGCTAATGTTTTCTTTTAATTTAATATCAGAAATTGCTCCATAGCTATTGTTTCTGTTTACAACATTACCATTTCCGTATATATAAATTTTATCCTGTGTGCTATCTTGACCAGCAAATAAATAATTTGATGTTGTTCCAGCAACAGCCATTCTATTATATTGGACTACATTATTCCCAGATGTTGCAGTAGTTCTTATTTCAATACCAGTATTACCTACACCAGAACTATAAACAGTTAGACCTGAACCAGTAGTATTAGTTCCACCAATGACCACTTCACCCCCACTTGTTATGCGCATTTTCTCTGCAAGTGAACTACCATTTTGTCTTGTGTAGAACAACATATTAAAACCATAGTCACCATCTGTTGAATTTACTTTAGATGCTTCAATACCTGCTGCGCCTACTTGGTCTCCAAGACCTCTATAATTACCTCTTAAAAGTAAACTACCGCCAACTCCTGCTGCATATGATGTACTATCGTCAATAGTTACGACACCAACCTCAACCGATGTAATACTTGGCTTAGCTCCAAATACGTTTAATTTACCACTTGGCGATGTAGTACCTATACCTACTGAGCCCCCACTTGGATTAATTAATAAATTATCTACACCTGTACCAGATGTTAATGCTTGAATGTAACCAACATTGCCGGCAGTATCATAACCAATTCTTAATTGCTTATTGGTATTTGTATTTCCTCTTATATAAAGCTGTGTGTTGTTTGTTGCACTCCTATCCCAATCTGATTGAATAATAGTTGTAATTCCAGAAGATTGACTGAATGTTCCACTTGTTGCCGTTACACTACTTGAGAATGTAGCTGCTCCTGATTCTAATATTGTTAAGTTTGGTCCTGCATTGCTATTTTTTTGTACTGTAAAATCTGTTGAACCTCCATATACTATTAATCTATTTGAAACATATCTTAAACCTACACCACCTGTTGGGGGAGCACCACCGCCACCGCTAATAGATATTAAACCACTTGT